ATGATTGCTGTCGCTGCTATTGCTTATATCGACGTCAAAGATCAGACTGCGTTGCTGGCAGAGTATGAGGCGGAGTGCAGCATTCCGGCGCTGGGTCGACCGGAGCCGCAGTGGGAGATGTATCACCGGATGCAGGCGGCGGGGTTGATGCAGGCGTTCGCAGTGTATGTCGACGATGCGATGGTGGGGTTTGCGAGTGTGCTGGTGAGCGTTCTGCCGCACTATGGGTTTTGCGCGGCGACGGTGGAGTCGCTGTTTGTGGCGGCGGCGCAGCGGGGTACCGGTGCGGGGACGCGGTTGATGGCGGCTGTTGAGGAGTATGCACGGCTCGCGGGATGCAAGCTGATTCTGTATGGCGCGCCGGCAGGTGGACAACTGGAGGCTTTGCTTGGAAAGCGCTATACCCGCACGAGTTCGATGTACTGCAAGCCTCTCGCCTAGTTCGCCGGAGATGCGGGCGAAGGTTGAGCGGTTTGAGACGTTGGCGCAGTCGATGGAGCAGGTGGACGTGGTGACGGAGCATGTCATCCATGGTGGAATGTATGCGCGGACGATCAGGCTGGACGCGGACATTGTGATAGCTGGGGTGCACATCGTGCTGCCAACGCTGCTAGTCGTTCATGGCGATGCGGATGTGCTGATTGACGACGGATGGGTGGCGATTCGCGGCTATGGCGTGTTGCCGGGAAGCGCCGGCCGCAAGCAGGTGTTTGTCACGCGGAGCGCGGTGGAAATGACGATGGTGTTTCCAACGCAGGCCAGGACGGTGGAAGATGCCGAGCGCGAGTTTACCGATGAATACGAAAAGTTGATGTCGCACAAAAGTGTACGTGACGAAGTTTTGATAACAGGAGAATGATTATGGCCGGATGTTCAACAGCGCTTGCGGTAGCGTCGATTGCCAGTGCAGCGGTTGGAGCAGGCACGCTTGGCTATGGGATCTACAGCGGCCAGCAGCAGGCAGATGCGCAGCAGCAGGCGCTGAGGAAGCAGAACACCGCGCAGCAGCAGGCGACTGCCGCCGCGCTTTCTACTCAGCGCAAGAGCGAGATCGCCCAGGGGGCCGCAAATCAGCAGACGCCGGATATTTCCAACATCCTCTATCGCGCAGCGGGTGGCGGCAAGGGGCTTAGCAGCACCATGCTGACAGGGCCGGGTGGGGTTGATACGAGTGGTTTGAATTTGGGGAAGTCTACGCTGTTGGGGTCCTGATGTATGTAAGGGACCTCTGCACAAGCTTCCATCTTTTCATACGGTTGTCATCTCGACTGGACCCTGAGCAAGCGAGGCGCGCCGAAGGGGCAGTGGAGGGAGCGCAGCATTCCTCCGCCTGGCCGAGAGGTGTAGCCGCAGCCACAAAATGCAGGGATCTCTCCACTACGCATCGCAAAAGGCCGCGATGCTCCGGTCGAGATGACAGATGTTAACAGGGCGAACCTAAGATTCGTGGGACTTGTACAGGGTCTGCCTAAGAGACACAATCTGGGAGCCGCCAGCCGCCAGCCGCCAGCCGCCAGCCGCCAGCTAAAAGCTAAAAGCTAAAAGCTGGGAGACAAGAGTTTTGAGCTGTGAGTTATGAGTTATGTGTTAGCGGCTTTGGGCGGTCGGTGTGGGACGGGCCTTCAGTTCTAAAAAAACAGACCGGACTATAGCTGAAGGGAATCACTTTAATGGCAAACGATTTTTGCAAACGGCAACATCTCGTGACTCGCTGGGGAAGCTTGAAGACGGAGCGCGCCTCGTGGATCGGACAGTGGGCGGAAATTTCCCGCTATCTGCTGCCGTATAACGGACGCTTCTTCCTGCAGGACCGCGACAGAGGCAATCGGAAGTTCAACCAGATTTATGACAACACGGGAACACAGGCGCTGCGCACGCTGGGCGCTGGGTTGATGGCCGGGGCAACATCTCCTGCGCGTCCATGGTTTCGGTTGCAGACGCATGACCCGGCGTTGAATGCGTATCAGCCGGTGAAGATCTGGCTCGACCAGGTGTCGCAGACGATGCACAGGGTGTTTCAGACGTCGAATACGTATCGCGCGCTGCACCAGATGTATGAGGAACTCGGCGCGTTTGGGACAGCGGCGTGTATCGTGCTGCCGGACTTCAACAATGTGATCCATCACTATCCGCTGACGGCCGGCGAGTACTGCATCGCGACCGATGCGAAGGGCGAAGTGGTGACGCTGTATCGGCAGTTTGAGATGCAGGTGTCGCAGTTAGTGAAGGAGTTTGGGCGTGCGAAGTGCTCGTCTTCGGTGCAGAGCATGTATGACAATGGCACGCTGGATGCTTGGGTTCCCGTGCAGCACAGCATCGAGCCGCGCAGCGATCGCGATCCTTCGAAGAAAGATGCGAAGAACATGGCGTGGGGTAGTTACTACTTTGAAATTGGTGGCAACGGCGACGAATTTCTGCGAGAGAGCGGGTTCAAGCGGTTTCCTGGTGTGGCCCCGCGGTGGGCGTTGGCGGGTGGCGACATTTATGGGAACTCTCCAGGCATGGAGGCGCTGGGCGATGTGAAGCAATTGCAGCATGAGCAGTTGCGCAAGGCCCAGGGGATCGACTATCAGACGAACCCTCCGCTGGCTGTGCCGGCAAGCCTGAAGAACCGCGATGTGGACCGGCTGCCGGGAGGAGTGACGTTCGTCGATGCCACCAATCAAAACCAGGCGGTGAGGAACCTCTTTGAGGTCAACCTCGACCTGAACCATCTGCTGGCGGATATTCAAGATGTTCGGCAGCGGATTAATTCGACGTTCTACAAAGACTTGTTTTTGATGATCAGCAGTATGAGCGATCCGCGCATGACAGCGACTGAGGTTGCGGCACGGCAGGAAGAGAAAATGCTGATGCTGGGGCCGGTGCTCGAACGGTTGAGCAATGAACTGCTGGAGCCGCTGATCAATATTACTTTCGATGCGCTGATTGTTGGGAATGCGCTGCCACCGCCACCGCAGGAGATGCAGGGTGTGGAGCTGGGTGTGGAGTTGATCTCGGTGCTGGCGCAGGCGCAGAGGGCTATCAATACGAACTCGACCGATCGGTTTGTCGCAAACCTCGGCACAGTCGCGCAGTTCAAGCCCGAAGTGTTGGATAAGTTCGACTCCGATGCGTGGGCGGATGCGTACAGCGATCAGCTTGGGGTCGATCCTTCTTTGATACTTGCGAACGATCAGGTGGCGATGATCCGCGATGCGCGGGCGAAGGCCCAGGCGGCGCAGCAACAGGCGGCGGTGATGGAACAGCAGTCGAAGACAGCCAGGAACCTGGGGCAGACGCCGACAGGGAAAGGGAATAATGCGTTCGATATGTTGAACCAGGTGAGTGGGTATGGGGCCCCGCAGTAGGAGAACAGGCAACAGCAACGGCAGAAGCAGATTCCCTGCGGGAATGACAACAAGAGAAGCAAGAGCAAAAGCAACTGCAAGAACAAATGCAAATGCAAATGCAAATGCAACGGCAGAAGCAGATTCCCTGCGGGAATGACAACAAGAGAAGCAAGAGCAAAAGCAACTGCAAGAACCCCAGCAAATGCAACGACCCCAGCAAATGCAACGACAACCGCGGATCCCCTGCAGGGATGACAACAAGAGAAGCGAATGCTGGCAGGAGTCGAACAACGTGAATCACTACGACCCGACTGATCTTCGAGGACAGGAGCGCGATAAGGCCGAGGAATTGGCACGTAAGCGGTTCGTCCAGGAGCAAGAGGACAAAGATTTCAAATGGCTGATGTCATCGCGTCAAGGCCGCCGGATCGTGTGGCGGTTGTTGGAGCAGGCCGGCGTTTTCCGTATTTCTTTTTCGCAGAACTCCATGCAGATGGCGTTCAACGAGGGAGGAAGGAACTACGGAAATAAAACGCTGGCGCAAATCCACACGCTGTGTCCTGAGCTATATCCCGTGATGGTACGAGAGGCAACCAATGGCAGAATTGATGACGGAAACGCCGACCACTCCAACTGAAGGCAGAACCTCATCTGAGGCGGCTGCACAGAACCTGCTATCGAGCAGTGACTCTACAGCCACGACCCAGCAACAGCAACGCGACTCGCAGCCGAAGGAACGCTTCTCTGCCACCGCAGAGGAAACCAAGGCCGCAGAAGATGCTAAGCCCGCAGAAGAAGCCGAGCCCGATGGGCCGCCCGAGACTTATGAGTTCAAGGCGCCGGAAGGTAAGGCGTATGACGATGCGGTGCTGAAACCTTTTGCGGAGGCGGCACGAGAAGCCAATCTGACGCAGGACGCGGCACAGAAGCTTCTGGACCGCATGGCGCCGGCTCTGGCCGAGCGTCAGAAGGAACAGGTGACGGCAGTTCGAACAGGATGGCTCGCGTCGTCCAAAGAGGACAAAGAGTTTGGTGGAGACAAGTTGCAGGAGAATCTGTCGGCCGCCAAACGCGCACTTGATTCTTTCGCCGCGCCAGCGTTTCGCAAGCTGTTGGATGATACCGGCCTGGGCAACCATCCCGAAGTGATTCGGATGTTGGTGAGGGTCGGTAAAAGCATGAACGAGGATTCGTTTGTTGCAGGCGGCGCAGCCTTCAAAGGGTCGCGCGACCTGGCGGCGAAACTTTATCCGAACACACCTTCATAAGGAGTAAGTAAACATGGCACAACTTCCGTTGGTCCCCGGTCACTCGACATTGGTCGATGTGGCCAAGTCCTTCGACCCGCAAGGCAACGTGGCTGTAGTGGCCGAGCTGCTGAACCAGTCGAACGAAATCATTCAATACATGCCTTTCAACGAGGGCAACCTGCCCACCGGGCACAAGGCTGTGGTACGCGCGGGGCTTCCCAATGTGCAACTTCGCCGCTTCTACCAGGGCGTTGCGTCGTCCAAGTCCGGCCGCGCCACGATCGAGGATGTTTGCGCGATGCAGGAAGGCCGCGACGAGATCGACAAGGACCTGGCCGAGCTGAACGGCAACGTGAATGCGTTCCGGCTGAGTGAGTCGATGGCGTTTGTCGAGGCGATGAACCAGGCGTTCGCGCAGCAGATCATCTATGGCGACACCACCAGCAACAAAGATGGTGTGCTGGGCCTGACGCCTCGGTATAACAACATCGCCAACGTCGGAAGCACGGTGTTCCAGACGGCGGCAAACATCATCGATGCGGGCGGCACGCAGAGCGACAACACGTCCGTGTGGCTCGTGGTGTGGGGTAAAGAGACCATCACCGGCATCTACCCGAAGGGGTCGAAGGCCGGGCTGGAGCAGGAAGACCTCGGCATCCAGGATGCGTTCGATGGGAACAACAACCGCTATCGCGCCTACATGGAGCGCTGGGTGTGGAAGTACGGTCTGCATGTGAAGGACTGGCGTTATGCCGTTCGTATCGCCAACATTGACGTGTCCGACCTGACGAGCCAGAGCAACACGCAACTGAACACCGCGCCTACGCTGTTGATCAAGTTGATGGTCAAGGCGATGGCACGCATTCCCTCCATGGGAATGGGGACGGCGACGTTCCTTGCCAGCCGCACGGTGAAGGAAATGCTGGCGATCCAGGCACTGGACCGTAGCCAGAACGCGCTGTCGTTCTCGGCCAGCCTCGACCAGTTTGGCCGCGTTACCGCCGGCAGTGTGGCGGGAACAGGCACAGGCATTCGTGGGGGACAGCTCTTGTTCCAGGGCGTGCCCGTACTCACCGTCGACGCCATTGTCGGCACCGAAACGCAAGTGGTCTAAAGCGACCGCAGAAAAGAGGCTTCAAATGGGAATGCTTGACAACGAACTTATTCTCTCCAGCAATCAGGCGGTGAGCGGCACCAACACGGATGTGGCAAGCAGCAATTTTTACAACACGGGCGGCGCGAATGGGCAGGGCGACAACGGACAGACAGGTGAAAACCTATGGGTCACCGTCCGCTCTCTCAGCGCCGCTACGGGCGCCGGATCAACGGTGCAGGCGGTGCTGCAGGACTCCGCGGACGGCACCACGTTTGCCGACGTTACCTCCGGACCTGCGACGGGCGTGGCGAATGTGACGATCAGCGCCACTCTGTTGCAGGTGCAGCCACCTCCGGGTATGCGTCAGTACTGGCGCATCGTCTACCGCATCACCGGTACTCTGACTGCCAGCTCCTTCGATGCGTATGTGTCGAACACCATTCAACGCAACACCGCACGCCCGTCGGGAATCCCGAAGGTCCTATAAGAAGGAGGAAGCATGGCATTGGTACGAGCGAAGAGAGACGTTTACCTCGGCGAACACGGATACCGGACTGCAGGCGAAGAGTTCGAGTATACGGGGCCGGCAAACCATCACCTGGAGGCCGTGGAGAAGGCCGACTCGGCCTCCAGCGAAACGGATGTTGAGAATGTCCCCAGGCAGACGAAGGGCAAGGGGAAGTAAGTAAGAAGAAACCGCAGTGAGCGCGGTGGACGCAATGTTTCGCCACGGGATTCGTGGCGTTTTTATTGCGTTCGCCGCGCTTTTCCGCGGCTGGTTGATGGATAAGAGCTACGAGCCGCGAGCTACGAGTTGCTGGTTGGGAAGCAAGAGTTGTGAGTTATGAGTTTTGAGTTGTGAGTTCAGCACTGTTGATGGTGTGAGGCTCGAGTAGGCAAATACTTTTCTTTTGGACGTGGGGGACGAATGGTCGCAGTGGATATTTGCAATCTGGCGCTGAGCTATCTCGGCGATACGGCGACGGTGGCGAGCGTCGATCCGCCCGAGGGGTCGGCGCAGGCGCAGCACTGTGCGCGGTTCTATCCCATGGCGCTGAACCTGTTGCTGGAGACGCACCGGTGGAACTTCATCACCAAGCGGGCGTATCTTGCCGTGGTGCAGAACTGCTATTTCGATGCGTGGCGCTTTGCGTATGCGCTGCCGTCGGATGCGCTCAACGTTATTTCGGTGCTTCCCAAGGCGCTGTATCCGGCGGATTATTTTCGCAATGCCCTGGCGAATTACTGGGGCGGCATCTGGCCTCTCGATTTTGAACTGAACTGGCATTACGACTTTCAGATCGAGGTGTTCAATGGCCAGCAAGTGGTCCTTTCGAACGTGGAGGATGCGGTCGCGCGTTACGCGGTTTCGACCGTGCAGCCCGGTATGTTTCCGGCGCTGTTTGCCGATGCGCTCGCGTGGAAGCTGGCGTCGATGCTGGCGGGGCCGCTGTTGAAAGGCGATGCGGGAGCGGCGGAGTCGAAGCGGTGTCTTGGGATGTATCAGGTGGTGATGGAACAGGCCAAGGGACAGGATGCGAACCAGCGGCATGGCAGTGAGCGGGTTACACCGTCGTCGATCAGGGCGCGGGGTTAGAAGGGGTCTTCTTCGGTTGTAGCGGCGGCGTAGACGCAGATTCCCTTCGGGAATGACAACAAAGAAGAGTCCGTCGCAGCAGTACTCACAGAACCATTCCAAGAGGAGGACGCCCGAGTGGCTAATACGAAAACCTTTACGAGATCGTTCTCGGGTGGTGAACTGAGTGCGGCCATGTTCGGGCGCATTGACGATGCCAAGTACCAGTCCGGCGCCGCCGTGCTGCGGAACTTTATCGCTACACCGCAAGGGCCGGCGGAGAACCGTCCGGGATTTGAGTATGTGCTGGCCACAAAGAACAATGGCAAAGCACGGCTGATCCCGTTTGTCTTCAGCAGCACGCAGACCATGGTGCTGGAGTTCGGCGAGCAGTACATCCGCTTCCATACGCTGGGCAAGACGGTGCTTTCCGGCGCCGCGCCTTACGAAGTGGCGACGCCGTATCAGGCCGCGCACCTGTTCAACATTCATTACGTGCAGAGCGCCGATGTGATGACGCTGGTGCATCCTAAGTATCCGCCGATGGAACTGCGGAGGCTTCCGGATATAGGAGGGAACCCCAACTGGACCCTCACGGTCATCAGCTTTGGCGCGGTTGTGGATACGCCGACGAATGTGGGGGTTACCCCAAGCCCTGGATATCTCGCGCAGATATCGTCTATCGAGTCGTCTTCTTTCAATGCCCTTATCACCACGGCCGCGAGCCACACGCTTTCTCTGGGCGATGGAATCTATATCAACGGCGTCATACCCGCTTTCGGGGAACCTATTCACGACTTCTATCTGGTGAGCGACGTGCCAACAGATCCAAGCACCGGCGACCTTATCAAGAACCAGCTTTATGTGATGGACTATAGCGGCAACCCGCTCAACACCACCTCGTGGGGAGGGTACACACTTTCTCCCGGAACGATTCAACTCGGGGACAAGATTTTCGACATCAATACACATTACGCGGTGGCTGCGCTGGCTTCCGACAACGTGTCGCAGAGCCTGCTTTCGACTCCAGTGACGGCGCTGAACAATCTTGACGTGCCGGGAAGTTATAACGTCATCACCTGGAATTCCGGCGCTGTGACGTTCTCGGTAGCTTCGCCTACGGTGGTGAACTGGCCGGGCCACAACCTGCAAGCTACCGACACGGTGACGTTCCAGGCAACTGCAGGGGTCTTGCCGACCGGCATCTCCGCGGGGGTGAGTTACAACGTCAGCATTATCGATGCGAACAACTTTCACCTGATCGATGCTTCGGGAAGCTTCGTCAATGTAACCGGCGCAGGATCGGGAACTTTCCAGGGTTATAAGACGGACGCCGCGGCATCGCGGTACTACATCTTCAAGCAGAAGAACGGGCTGTGGGGCTTCATCGGCGAAGCGGTGGGAACGAGCTTCACCGACAACAACATCGCGCCCGACTTCAGCATTACGCCGGTCAATCTGGAGAACCCGTTCAGCGGGGCGGACAATTATCCGGCAGCCGTTGGTTATATCGAACAACGCCGCTGCTTTGCGGGCACCAACAATGCCCCGCAGACGTTGTGGATGACGAACTCCGGCACAGAGAGCACGTTTGCGTACTCGCTGCCGACGCAGGACACGGACCGCATCTCGGTGAGAGTGGCGGCGCGTGAGGTCAGCAGCATTGCGCACATCGTTCCGCTGACGCAGCTCGTGCTGCTGACGGACTCGTGCGAGTATGCGGAGTTCACGGCGAACGGCGGGCCGATTACACCGTCGTCGATCGGCATACGCCCGCAGTCATACATTGGGGCGTCGGCTGTGCAGCCGTCGGTGATCAACAGCTCGCTGGTGTACTGCGCGGCGCGCGGCGGACATGTGCGCGAGCTGGGATACTCGTGGCAGGCGAACGGTTTCGTGACGGGAGATTTATCGCTGCGCTCCGCGAACCTGTTCGATCTGCTGACCATCACGGACCAAGCGTTTTCGAAAGCACCGATGCCGATCGTCTGGTTTGTGTCGAGCAACGGCAACCTGCTTGGATTGACGTACATCCCCGAGCAGCAGATTGGCGCGTGGCACCACCATGACACGGACGGCTCGTTCGAGAGCATCTGCTGCGTTGCCGAGGGCAACGAGGAGCGGCTGTATGCGGTGGTTAACCGCACCGTCAAAGGGCCGAAGACTGTCGTGACGTTTTCGGTGGGCTCGCCAACGGTGGTGTCGTGGCCGGCGCATGGTTTGATGGGAGGCGATCCTGTGACGTTTCTGGCGACAGGGTTGTTGCCGGCCGGCATATCCGCCGCGGTGAGCTACAAGGCCAGGGTCATCGATGCCGATCACATCCAGTTGCAGGATGCGTCGGGGAACCCGATCCGTGTCACCGATGCGGGGTCTGGAACCATTTATGGCTACGACGGCTTCGAGACGGTGCGGTACGTCGAGCGTATGGCGAGCCGGCTGGTTGGCGATCTTGAGGATTGCTTCTTCGTGGACGCGGGAGATACTTTCGAGACGCAGGTGATGACTGTTCCTATCACCCACATCACGATTACATCGAATCGAGTCACACTCTCTGTGGGCGATGGCGTGGCGATCCCGCGGGGCATTCCGGTCGCACTATCAGGCCTTACACTCGTGACCGACTTGAACGGCCAGACCGTGACCGGCACCAGTTCTTCGGCGGGGACATTTGTTTTCGCTTACACTCACGCCGATGTCGACGGGGTGGAAACTGGCCAGGCCGTCTATGACCCTCCAGTGACGACCATCAGCAACATAGATTGGCTGGAAGGCGCCACGGTCGCCGTGTTGGCCGATGGCGCGGTACAGAATCAAAAGACCGTCATAGGTGGATCGATCACACTTGACCATCCTGCAAACGTTATCCAATTCGGGTTGCCGTACACGTCGGACCTTCAGACGCTGCCGCCAACGCTGCAGGTGGATGGGTTCGGGCAGGGAAGGCAGTTGAACGTCAACAAGGTCTGGATTCGTTTGTTCCAGTCGAGCGGGATCTTCGCGGGACCAAGCGAGGATTTGTTGACCGAGTATAAGCAGCGGACGACAGAAGTGTATGGCGCGCCGCCTGACTTACAGAGCGGTGAAGCGGAGATCACGCTGATGCCGCAGTGGAACGATAACGGGCAGATACTTCTGCGGCAGGAAAATCCGCTGCCGCTCACGGTAGTGGCGGTCACGATGGAAATGGCGATAGGGGGTTAACGGTATGAGCTTCAATCTTCCACTTCTCACAAGTATCCCCTTCGACCCTGAACAAATCATGGGCCGGGACCAGAAGGTGGTTTCGAACTATGTGAGTTCGCAGCGAGATGCGGATATCGCGGCCGGGGTGAAGAACGCCGGCACGATCATGAGCATCTTTGGGGGCATCACCGCCGCGGTGGGGCAGTTCTATGCGGCGAAGTCGCAGCAGTACCAGTTGCAGTCGCAGGCGAGCAGCCTGCAGTTCCGGTCGGCCATGGATGCCATCAACGCGCATGGCGCGGAGATGAATGCGCAGTTGATCCAGGAGGCGGGCAAGTCGCAGGTGGAGCAGTACACGATGCACGCCGGACAGGAACAAGCGTCACAGACCGCAGCGACGGCAGCGCGTGGCATCGACTTATCGTCGGAAAGCGCAGTGGATCAGCGGGCCTCGAATGTCCTGGTGAAGCAAATCGATGTGATGACGATCAATGCGAACGCCACACGCGCAGCCTGGGCGCAGCGCACGCAGGCGACGAACTACAGCAATCAATCGCTGCTGGAGGGAGTGTCGGCAAGCAATATGCTCGCTTCGGCGAACAGCATCAGCCCGGGCTCTGCGTTGGCGACAAGCCTGCTGGGGAGTGCGGCGAGTATCGCGTCGAAGTGGGATTGGCGGCGGAGTTTCGCCGGGAGCGCGGCGCAGTAGCGGTTCTCGCTCTGGTGTGGCTGCGGGTGGAAGCATCTGTAGGCCGCGCCTTCAGCGCCTAAAACGATTCCAGTCTTCCATAGGACCGGTTTCATTCCCGGTGGGTCGACATAGCCAACGGACGGCTGGTATGGGACGGGCCTTCAGTCCTATGCGCTAACAACTGTCACTTATGAACGCCGTCAAGTCTTCCATCAAAGGCGGCCTACGCATCGTAGACGGATCCGTTGCCGAAGATTTGATCCGGTTTCAAAGAGTGCCTGTCCCGGGCGCCAAAGCGCGCGTTTGTGGTGGCGTTCAATGTCGGGCTGAAGCCCGGACCTATCTCAGAAACAACGACAACAGCCACGGCCACGGCAACAGCCACGGCATGAAAACCAGAACTTATGTAGAGCTTTCCTGCGGAATGACCAATTTCAACATGCTGCGGAATGACAGATAAAAGGACATCGAGATGCCAACTGTTCCAGTAGTAGACCAGACCGCGGGAGGAGCGGCGCCATACGGCGCGCCCGACGTTGCACCTATGCGTGACTTCGCGCCACAGCAGCTGGAGGCGATGGGGCAGGCTACGCAGCAGCTTGGCGAGCTGGGTATGACCATCGGCGCCCGCATGCAGGACGTGGTGGACGACGCCAAGACAAAGGCCGCGGAAACACAGTTTCTACAGGCGGCGACCGATATCACCACGAACTACAGGGCCCTGAGAAATGAAGACGCGATCAATGGCTATAGCGCCGCTGCCGCGGGGCTGGCGAACGCGCAGGCCAAGGCAGAGTCGGGTCTGACCAATAATCTGCAACGGCAGATGTTCAACCAGGTCGCGCTAAGGCACCAGCTTGATTTCGGGGCGCAGCTTTCCAACCATCGCAACGACCAGACGCTCAACTTCGGCATCAACGAGGCGAATACACGCGCGGACAACTATGTCCAATTGGCAGCCAATGGGTATCACGACTGGCAGAACAGCGATGGCGAGTATGCAACGAACAGGGCACGCGCGATCAGCGAAGCGGAGGGTGCGGCCCGGCTCGCCGGCCTTTCGCTGGACAGCGCACAGGCACAGGCGATGGTGAAGCAGAAGACCACCCAGCTTGTGCAGGGCGTGCTGACGCGCATGATGGACCATGAGCAGTATCCCGAAGCCAGGGTCTATTACGACAAGGCGCTGGCGGCGGGAGACATCGATGAGCGCGTGGCCGAACAACTGGGCAACAGCGTCATGGAGGGCCACAACCTCAACAAGGGGAAAAATATAGCCGCCAGTGCGGTGCAGCTAGGCCTGGGTGCGTTGACGCCCGACCCACCGTACGTGCAGCCGATCAGGATTGGCAGCATCGCGTCGAGCGCGGCACCAACGCATGTCGGCGGCAATGCGCAGGACGGCATCGATATATCCGTTCCGGTGGGGACGGAAGTTCATGCTCCCACGAGCGGTGTCGTTACGAAGGTAGCCAACGACGGCACGCCCGGCGGCGGCGTGACGATGCAGGTCACCTATGCGAATGGAAGCGTGGCCACGTTTGCAGGCCTTTCCTCCGCGTCCTATCGGGAAGGGCAGAGCGTTACCCAGGACGCGGTACTGGGCAGCACCGGTAAGGCAAGCGACGGCAGCAGCGCAGGTCTGCACTGGAGCATGACGAACAAGGATGGCAAGGCGGTCGACCCGCGCTCAGTATCGCCGGCACCGAAGGACACCGCCGACTTCACCACACCCGAGGCGCTGAAGAAGGCGCTGGACTGGGTGGATGCGAGTAGCGAAACCGAGCGCGTGAAGGACATCGCGCGCAACTCCATCCGATCGCAATATGGGCTGGCAACCGATATGGCGAAACAGAAGTACCAGGAGGTCTGGCAAAGCGCAGCGGACTATTACGTGAGCCATAACAACTCGATCGATGGCCTGCCTTCCGAGCTGCAAATGCAGCTCAAGCGGGAGGATTTAAGCAAGCTCAGCCACAACCCGGAGAGAACCACAAACCTGAACACCTGGTACAACCTGGTGATGGACCCGGGCTCACTGACGCCGGATAGCGTGACGACGGCCTATGCCCACGGCCAGTTGAATCAGGCCGACCGCGATGCGCTCACCGCGCGGGCCAAGGCGCAGCAGGGCAATCCGGCCGCCGCGACGAATGCTGCCGACACCATCGAGCTGGTGAAGTTCTACGCACAGCAGGGCGGCATAGAAGCCTATGGACAGCAGAGCGACGCGGACAAGTTCCGGTTGGGAACGCTGGCCTACAGGGTGTTGCAACAGGTGGACCAGATCAAAGCCAACAACAACGGAAAAGCTACGCCCGGCCAAGTGGATTCGATTATCAAGGATGAGCTGACCAGGCAGACACTGGCCGAATTGCGCAGTCCGCAGAACGTGCCGGGGAGTGCTGCGTCTCTGCCCGTGCGGGCGGGGCAGCGGCAGGTGGAGCACTGGGAGAACCACAACGGCACGTACGTGAGGATTCGCTAGTGCCGCGCACGATCGTTACACCGGACAGAACGATCCAGGTTCCCGACGATGCCTCGGATGAGGATATCCGCGGGATACTGAGTCAGGGCTCGCAGCCGGCGGCGGGTGCGAACTCCATCGATCCGCATTTTCTCGCGCCGATGCCTGCGTTCACCTCGGGAGCGGCAGCTTCTGCCCACCGCATCGATCCGCGTTTCTTCGCTCCGCCGATGTCCCCGGTCTCCCTGGGAGGGGCAACCGGCTCGAGCAATGCGGGCCAGGATTCCATCGGGGTCAAACTCGGCCTGTCGCTCGGCTATGCCGCGCAGCAAGACCCGGACCAGTACTCCCGCTTACTTCATCTTCAGGATTTGACGGGCATCCCTCCGATTGTCAGCGCGGGCCGTGAGACGCAGATTCAGCAGGCGGTCAATGCGAAGCGCATCGATCCGCGTTTCTTTACGACGATCGCGCCGGTTACTTCGGTATGGGCTTCCAACCCGGACAATGCAGCGGTAGCGGGTGTGGATGAGATATTGCGGTTGGGTGAGATAGAGCAGCACGCAGCGGGAATGCGTGTGGCCTCGCAGCCCTCTTCTACGGGCATTTTCAGCGGCGCATGGAATTGGTTGACCAAAGCGTGGAATTGGTCTCAACAGCCGCTAAACCTAGGTTATCTTCGACAGAATATTGCCGAGAATGAAGCTCTGATCAATGCCGGTCCCACATTGGCAGATGTGGAATCAGCTGAGCGGTCTGAAAGAGCTCCCTGGTACCACCCGCAGTTGGACATGGCCAGAGTCCACGAGTTGGAGACCTTTGTTAGGAGTTTTAGTACAAACGCCGCGAAGATGTTTTTGACGCCATTCGGGATAGCAACATTGGCGGCTGGTCCATTGGGCAAGGTCGCAGGTCTGGCAATCCCGGAAGCGGCGACAGCTATCCGGCTATTGGAATCGGCAGTTGGGGTTGGGTTCGGCGCCAAGGGGGTGTACGACCAAGCTCATCAAGGACTGACAAAGCAGCAAGGAGAATCATGGGCGGACTACGCGACAAGAACGTCAGGAAACGCCGCCATGGTTCTTGGCGGTGTGACCGCTGGCGCTCACGGACTATCGGACGCTGTCGATAACCTGGGGTTCGAACAAGCAGCCAGCGAAGGGTTGAATGAAGGTGCTCGCGAAGCGATGGGCGGTGGTCCTGCAGCGGTACCGGATGCCGGCGCGGGCCGTGGCAACGGGACATTCTTAGGAAATCTCTGGCGTGCTATTGAGACTTCGGCAGATTCGAAGCTGCGCGGGCGCTCGGCTGGCAGATTCTACGATGCATTGCACGGGATCTTTCAAGGGCACGACAGCCTTCGTATTCCCGCGCAGCAATTCAACGACTACTTCACTGAGAAGTCGATGGACCCGGCCGCAGTAGCGGACGAGATCGGCGCGACTAATTATGCCGATGCAGCGAAGACATCTGACGGATACGTGGAGGTGCCGACGGAGAACTTCCTCGGCAAGCTGGATCCTGAACACCAGCGGGCACTGCTGCGGGATGTTGTCGATCCTGGGCACGGGCTAACGCTGCGGCAGTTCCAGGAGTTTACGCAGACTGATCCTGAGATCGCGGCGATGCCTGCGTGGCAGGAGATGAAGGAGGATTTGCGCCAGCAGTATATCGACAAGGGTCAGACGCTGGAAGCTGCCGAGACACTGGCGACCCAAGATGCGAATGTCTACAGCAAACTTGCACGGAGAATGGGGATTCCGCCAAGCCTGGTCCAAAAGCTCTACACGGGGTTCCGAGGCTGGGGTAATGGACAGGTCCTCAGAGACGGATTGTTTGTGCGAGCGGAAGGTGCAACGCTGGAACAAAATGCCACCGCCGCACGAGCGGATGTCATCCCCGGCGATGCGCTGAATGCTCCCGCCGTGGTGGTCAATCCGCATGCGTATGCTTTCCTGCGGAAGCTGAATGTGGGTTTAGAAGGCAAACACTTCAGGGGGATCTATCTTAGTCCAGCCCGCATGGACGCATTGAAGGTCAACTTCGCAGCGAGTACGAGCGGCTTGTCAGCGAGCGCAAAG